GAGAACTTGTGACCTTGAGGATACCATGTGCAAAGATTTTGGATGTTACTATCCCAATATCTTTTCTTCATGCACACACACTTTATATCAAGGCATGTTAACCAGAATACACGAACCAATCAGTACTAAATCTAAACCTCCCTTACTAGTATATCCACCACATATAGGTTATGTTTATGCAGATCCCACAATAAGGTATGTGGATAACAAGATATGGTTTGATATCTTGCATGAATTCTTATCAGCTACATTTGGTACAACTACTATAAAATTGCCTTACTTCGTGTCCCCTAAATCATCCACCATAGGAATAAGTTCAAGACAGTGTATCAGCACATATCTATATGATAAAGAAAAGGGAGTGATATGTCATGGTGATTTCAGAAACACTGATAGATTGAGATCCAAAGCAACATTTAGGTGGTACACAGAGCAGACATGTCATTACATGTTTAGGAAACATGGTCCATGCAAAGTTGCAAACATAAATAAACTTGAAGAGATATTGTTCAATATACATTATGAGCTCACAGTAGGCACATCTAGGCTAACATCCTATGCTGATTGTGCAACTGTTTCAAGAGATAGAATACCTGAAACATATTGTTATAGTAATTGTGATTTTATTGATTTGGATCCATATGAAGAGCCTAATCCTTACAATTGCCCCGGTTGTAGATACTCTCCTTCTTTTTTCACAAAATGTTAATCTGAGAGTCACAGATCATCATCTTCTTCATCATTCACCTCATTGAGGAAGTCCATTAACAACATATTCATGCCTTCAGTTTCAACACCTGCATTGTCATCCTCATCATTACTATGCGTATCTCCATATTCTGTGAAACTCAGATCTCCATAATCCCAGTCTTCATCAAAATAAGTCTCCTCCACATAGTTGGCATGATACCATTTTATTACTCTTGACGCAGCAACAAGATAATCTGTGGCACAGCTATTATTCTTGAAAGAAGGCATAGGTATACGTTTTAAGGATAGCATGTCTTTAACATTTTTCCACCCATACCTCACCATCAACTCCTCAACTTGGTCAACAGATACAGATTTGTCTCCATCAGATTTAACCCAATTGTCTTTGTACATATGGGAAGCTGCTGAAGAAAAAACTAACAAATCTCCCTTTGAACAAGTTGGTTCAACATTTCTAAGAGGAGGTATTTCTTCTGTGATCTTCATCTTGTTTGCATCATACCTGATCGGTATTATGAAATCCATGGTTTTAGCATATAATAACCCTTCATCTGTTAACAGTGTTGTTAAAATTCTAGGTGTATTATAAGAATACAATATCAAAGTATCATCCCCCTTAAAAAATGTCGTTCCTTGATTTAGCTCACCTTCAAACTTTTTAATATAGTCAGGAATGCCAGTTATCAGTGACATATTTGTTACATTATCTTCAGTGACTAAAAAATGTCTGTATTTGGAAAAATGATCTCCCACTTCTTCAGTCATAAGCATCCCCCTTCTAGGTTTAGCTATACCTTTATTTTTAACACTGTAGTATATTTGTTTAACTTTCCACCTAGTTTTACCTGCTAACCACCATCCAGTGGGTACATTTCTGAAAGTGTCAATCAAATCTTTTGAAGACATTTTGACAGCCATCCCAGGGGATAATGAACCCATTGCATATGATATGTTGAATCTCGTCAAAGATGACTCCTGTTCATGTTGAATGGGAGCAGGCAAAAAAGTGACCCTTGAAATCTCAACTATAGTGGATGCATATGAACTTTTGACCCTCAGTCCTCTTACTGTGTTTTCAGCTACAGCTAATATTGCTTCTTCAATATCAACTCGTCTCGAAAGTTTGGTATTAAATTTGAAAGGTCCACTTTTATGATGTGTCATCTTGTTTGTTAGAGAACTCAAAGCAGTTGATAGAGAGTATTCTTCCAAAAGTTTATCAATGGCACCATTCACAAAGACCCCTCTGAGTTCACTGTTTAACAAGCTTATGAGTTCAGTCGACCCCCATTTACGTATGACATCTTCTGGAGTTACAGGTAGTCCAGATCCTGATGCTGGTCTAATTGTGGATGGATGTACAACTGAACTTTTTAGCATACCTACACTATTATCAACAATTCTTCCTAAATTCGGCAGCAATTGTGACAATGTATCACTGAGTGACACTATATGAGAGAACCCATGCTTGATTGTGTTTGCTGTTTGGGAGTTTAGCACAGGTTTATTTGCAATCTTGATAATTGAAAAAACAACATCTTTTTCTGTAATTGATTTAAGTTCATCATATGAAATGGAAGGCTTGCCTAATGTTACAGATGCTATAGCATTGTCAGATACATACAAGTTCTCATAAGTTGATGAAACTTGGTTTCTACTATATCTCACAAGTTGATCCATCTGTGTAGCTTCCCATTTTCCTCTCAACAAACCAGATGACATTGCAGAATGAAGGTGACCAACAGTACATGATTTAGACATTGGTAAATATTCTGCCACCTGCACCCAATTTGTTTCTTTCACCCCCCTAAGGCTTTTTCTAACTGTTCTAGTTGTCATTTTGATATCTGGGTTTGAGGCAATAGCTATATCATCTAGTGCTTCGTGTATTAAAGAGTTAGTTAGAAAACTTGCCCTTTCTTCTCTACTTAGATTCAGTTTTGACAGCTGCACAATATCTGAATATTGAGGTATGAACATTTCACCTAACAAGTTTATCTCTAATGGGCCTCCCAACTGAGACATTCTATTTCCATGTTCTTTTACTGATGACCATCTATTATACTGATCACAAAAAATGCATGTTAGCATGACAGTTAGGGATATAGATGAAAACAAAGATGCCCCTGATCGTATAGAGGCAATGCCCATGTCTACAGGTTGTCTTGAATCTTTGCAAATAGATTCACCTGAAGTAATTTGCAAATTTGAAAACAACACTTTCAATTCTGGACATATTAGCCCTTGAGGAGTTGAAAATGTACTATGAAATTCACCTATTCGTGAAGTTCCTATTGTCTTGAAAGTGTTGAGAATCTGACCACCTTGAACCATAACTGTTTTTAAACAGCTAGTCAACAGAGATGTTGCTCCTTTCATGGTTAAGTTTTCATCCAAACCTCTTATTATTATCATACTGTCATCATTTGTGACTATTGCCACCCTATCGTCTGATTTTATCAAAATCTTGCAACAGTCTAATGTTGTCATGTGAAGTATTGTACTAGATAAAGATGAAAACATGCCTAAAGCTCCTTGGTACATCCCCCATTCTTGCTCCATATATTCCTGAAGTTGGGTTTTGTTGTAAAGTTCTTTGTTCAATGCTGCAATTTTACCAAAAACAGATTTTGAATTAACAGATAGTATTTTATCCACATCTCCCCATTTTAACATTGTCTCATACATATCAAATGGTATTTTTGCTATTTTTGTTCCCATTAATCTAGTGGATTCTGCTAACATGTTGTAAATTGTTAATAGTTTAACACTATCATTCATAGCATTAGATAATGTCAAAGCAAATGCCAACACTCTTGACTTCGACATAATTTGGTTTGGGCCGAATCTAGAACAATCAGCTGATAGATAAATATTCTTTGAGAATGAAGATGATTGTTCCATCTTTGTGTACAGCGTGTGTTCAGCATCTTCATCTGTCATTCTATCTATAGGATATTCCGGGAGAATACTTGCTATCATTCTTTCAGACATCCTGCATGATATGACACCTACTGCATTCATAGGTGAATACTCCCTATTTGGTCCTTTTTGGTCTTTATCTTCAGTTCTAGAAACTAACCTCTGAACACCATTAAGTCTCATCACAGAAATACCAAAACTGAATAAACTCTGATGCCTTGAAGGGAAAGAGTGAGACAGCTCAAACATATCATTACCTACCCTAGTTATATTAGTTTGTTTAATATTATTTATTGCCTCATTATAAAAAGAGAAAATTGCAGTTGATTTTCTGATAGATTGTTGAGTTGGGTTTACTTCACCACCTAATACTGATCCTGCAGAAGACATTATGTCAGCAGCACTTTGATTGGAGAGATTTGCAATAATTCCTGAGTAATCTCCCATATCTTCAACAAGAGTTCTACCTCTAGTATGATGGACTGCCATTACCAAAAATGAAATGAAATTCCACTTAAAATTCTTGCTCTGTGCTTTATTAATAATAGATTGTTGGATCAACATTTCTTGATAGAATACAGATTCTTTACCACCTTTCATCATCAGAAGCAAAGGTGATACTTTGTTAGTTTTAATACATTCATCCAAACATTCCTCAACTTTATCTGTATAACCCCTTATCCCACATATGCCTGCATATGACCTTTTCTCATCCCTATATGATTTCTCATTCTCCATTAGCCCTAACCAATCCAATGCCTGATAAGAAACTGTGTTATCCTTTTCTTTATTGAATATTGCTGAATCAAAAATAGCATCTACATATTGGCCATACGTTATCATTACAGTGGATTGAAAAGGGGGTGCGACTAATACAGGTGCATCATCCAAAAACGTAAGTGAAGGTTTCATACCCGATTTTGTAAG